CGGCTTCTTTCTCCTTTTTCCCTTGTTCTTTAAGCATGACTCTAAATCGGAATATCAATTTATTGTCATTATAGTCACTATAAATCGTATGTACTTTATTGCCATGGCATTGGTTTATGGCGAAATACACATCATCCATACGAATATTTTTGTCTAACATGATATCCGCGTCCATTTCCAACCGAATAATCCATTTGGATTTGGTTTGTTCTTCTACTGGTTGTTCTTGTGTAAATTCTTGTACCAATTGCTCATATGCAAAGTATTGTTCCAACATAGGTCGGTCTTCTTCAATTACGCTATTTTCGTCATATGGGTCAAAATAGATTTGCGCGGATTTGACTAAATCTTCCAAACATGTATGTTCAATCATATAGGCATATTTCATAGCACGGTCTTGGTTTTGTGCGTCTTGTGGTTTCAATGTAATGGTCAACGAAGGATTCTTCGGATTTTTAGTTAATCGCAAGATTTCTTCAATACGAGGTACACCACGAGTTACATTGGATTTAGACGCGACACCAACATTGTGGAATGTATTCAGGGTTAATTGTGTAGTTGGTTCACCCACGGATTGTGCGGCTATAACTCCAACCATTTCACCTGGATGTACCAATGCTTGTTTGAATTTTAAAAAGATAGTATCCATTAGTATTTGTATGGCTTTTTTATGGAATCGCCGTTTAATTAGCAATTCTTTTGGAGATAAATGGAAGTCGTATAAGATTTTAAACAATGGATTTTGAGTAACATGTTTGCTATACGACATCATTCGTTTATAGTTCACATCTAGCATTTCCAATACTTCCAATGGTGTAATATCCACGCTAAAGGTTTCGTCCAATTCCATTTGACCTTCTACGCTTTTAATCAAATGTGAAAATGCGACGGGTAAACGGATTACATTTTCGTTTTTATAGCCAAATACTTGTTTGACCAGTTTGTCACGGTTTTCAATCATATTTTCAATTAATGTGCGTAACCGGTCGCGTGTGGTGACGCGTTGTTTATTAATTCTAGTGGCCGTCGCTTTGGTGAATATTTTGAGTACTTCGGTTCGGCTATTGTCCGTGTCTTGCAATCCAATCACATCGTAGTGCATATAAATGTCTTCAATACTCATGTCCACTAGAGGTATATGTTGGTTTTCCACTTTGGTAGAATCAAATCCATCGTCGCCATACGAGAATTGTACGATTTTACCCATATGGTTTCTGGCGGTTTGGTCGTATGTAATATAAATGTCTTCCAATGATTTAATGATTCGTCTTTGAATATAACCAGTTTCGGAAGTTTTCACAGCAGTATCAATCAAACCGATACGTCCAGCCATTGCGTGAAAGAACATTTCGTATGGAGTTAAACCGCTAATGAAAGAGTTTTCAATAAATCCTCTGGCTCCTGGGGAATCGTCGTATTTGGAAAAGTGTGGCAATGTGCGGTGTTCAAAACCGTATGGTACACGTTTGCCTTCTACGCTTTGTTGTCCTAAACACGACAGCATTTGTGAAATATTAATGGGTGAGCCTTTGGAGCCGGAATTGACAATCATCAAGAAGCGGTTTTGTTTGCTTAAGCTGTTGCGTCCGATTTTACCGGCTTGTTCGGTGGCTTTATTAAGGATGTTATTGACGCGTGTTTCAAAATCCATGGCGTTGCTATAGGCGCTAGTGTTTTCGTAAATGCCTAGGTGCAATTCTTGGATGAGGTCTTGTACGTCTTGTTTTTGTTTGCTAACGACTTGTAGAATTTCTTGTTTTGTTTTTTTATTGGCAATTAAGTCGCTAATACCTACGCTATAAGAGCTCGTTTTCATGTATTCGGTGATGATGTTTTGTAAATCGTCAATGAATTGAACACATGTGGCATTGCTAAAGTTGTTGGTAATGCGATGTAAGATGCCTTTTGTGGCGGAGGCCAACATGGATTTTTCTAGTTGTCCGCCGATGTAGCGTCCGTTTTGAATGTGTAATGTTTGGTTTTTGCTTTCTTTGTCGTTTCCGTTATGTAATTTTGTTTTTTGTTTTATAGTAATAGGTGGAAAGATATGTGACAATACATCAAAACTTTGATAATTTGTTTTTGTTTTTTCCAATTGTGTAATGTCCACTTTATTGCACATCATCAATAAGTTCATGGTTTCTATTGGGCTTAATTTCACAGTGTCTCGTGTAAATCTGAAGCATCCCAATAAAGAATCCTGAAATATACCAATAATAGGTGCGTTTTTAGATGGACTAATCATTTGTTGTGTTACCGCAGGCAAATACATAAGTTCTGTTTCTGCGGTTGTGCTCTGTGGCATGTGCATATTCATTTCATCTCCATCAAAATCCGCGTTGTATGGGTTTGTAACACCGACATTGAATCTAAAGGTATCTCCTTTTTTCATGACTTTGACTTCATGACACATCATACTCATTTTATGTAAACTGGGTTGACGGTTAAAAAGGACATAATCTCCATCCATCATATGACGGTGTACTTTGTCTCCATTTTCCAATACAATAGAATCGCGGTCAACGTATCGCAAGGATACTTGGTCTCCGTTGTTTCTTTCCAGGCGATTTGCGCCGGGATATCCATCGGGACCGTTTTGTATTAATTTCATAAGAAATTTGCGATTTCGGTCATTGACCATCACAGGTCGTGTAATGTTTTTGGCAATTTTCATGGGAACACCGAGTTGGGTGATGGATAAATTAGGGTCGCCGGTAATAACCGAACGGGCGCTAAAATCCACACGTTTTCCCATTAAATTTCCACGTACACGTCCATTTTTTGTATTTAAACGACTACTAATGCATTGAAATGTGCGTCCAGAGTTTTGTCCCATGGGGCTCGTTCCACTGGCTTTATTGTTGGCAATCATAGTTACAAAGTATTGCAACAATTGATAATTTTTTTCAATGAATTTCGGCGATGCGTTATTTGTAATGGCTTCTTTCAATATGTTATTGTGTTTCAAAATGTTCATATAAATATGAGTCAAATCGTCTTCACTCCTTTGTTGGGCATCGTGTTTCACAGATGGACGCACGGCGGGAGGAGGAACGGGAAGTGCATAACATACCATCCATTCGGGTCTTGACCATAAAGGATGAAATCCCATAAAAGCAACATCTTCGTCGGAAATGCGTTTAAACATTTTATAAATGCGTTCGGGAGTGAGTTTTTGTGTTAAACTCGTGGTTTCAGTCCCACCTTCAACCAATATTTTATCCCATATGGCAACAAGAGTAGCAAACCCGTCTTGTTTGATTTTATCGGGTTGTTTGCAGCCGCATCCATCATTGGTGTCTTGGCCGCAACGTGATACTTTATGGTTGCTAATGATTTGCCATCTATCTTCAAGAGACAAATTGGACAAATGTTTGAAATTATTTTTATTGACAAGAACTTTGCTGCACTTATAACAAACGACTTTGCATATTTTTATAATGTCTTTTAAATGTTGTACGTATAATACAGGCATTGCTAATTCCATATGGCCAAAATAACCAGGTGTATCCATATAAGTTAATCCATCTGTAGGACAGAATTGGCCTTTTTCTAATACACCCATTTTCGCATCAAATAATCCTCCGACCGATTCTCTTGAAACGATTTCAACAACCGAATTCTTCCTAATTTCCTCCGGAGAGAGCATACTAAATTGTATGCCAATAATTTTGGAAGGATTCGCATATTCGTTGGTCTGTATACGCTTCATGATTGCAAATCTATAATATATGTGATATTTTATTTAAGTTTATTTGTATAGAAAAATTCAATTTTTTAATGTATAGCCCCTAAATCAATTGTCTCACTTATGGCTGGTTTATGGCTCACTTCGCTCGTCATAAACCAGTTGTCTCTCAAACATCCATATAAATATGCAACTATTATGCTATAATTATGCAACAATACAACAATACAACAATACAACAAAATATTGCAAACGAAAAGAACAAACAAAGAGTGCTCGCTTCGCTCGCACACAACTAACACACTTCACACGCACAATTCGCACACACAACACGCACATACAAAACGCACACACCACTAACACACTTCACACGCACACACCACTAACACACTTCACACGCACACACTAGGAGGGGGGTATGGGGGAACCTAGGTTCCCCCAATAAAAAGTTGAAAAAATATAAACAAAACAAATATAAGCACATTCTTATAACTATATTTATCAAATCAATCATGACAACCTCAACTAATAACAAGAAAACTATGAATCAGAAGAATTCCAAGAAGGATTCTAAAAATAAGAAAAGGTCGGAAAATGGTCCTTCTGACGAAGACTACGACACTCAAGATACTAGCAATTACGAAACTGTTTCAGAGGAGGAAGCTTCTTCTAACTCCGAAATAGATAGTGATGAAGAGGACGATTCAGAAGAATATTCGGAAGAAGAATCCGAAGAAGAAGATTCAGAAGAAGAATCCGAAGAAGAAGAATCAGAGGCAGAATCACCTAAACGTAAAACTAGAAGTTCCAAAAAGAAAAAAGAAGAAAATGATTTAGAAACCGCTTTTGTGAAATTATTGAAAAATAAAATCATAGAAGAAGAGGAAGAAGAACAGAAAATGGCCAAACACAAAAAGAAGAAAAACCAAAAAAATAACAAAAAAGAAAAATCCAAAAAAACGTCTAAAAACAAAAAATCGTCCAAAAAATCCAATAAAAAAAATAAAAAGAAATCTGATGACGAAGACGATGACGAGGAGGACGACTCCGATTACGACGAAGAAGAGGACGAAGATTTTGAAGATGAATTGGCCATTAGTGGACCAGGAATCATTTTATCATTTGATGGGTTTGGTAATATGCGCAGCGACAACCAAGACTACGAACAAATGAAAAAAGAAGACAAACATGAGAAATGCGACAGCGATGACGAACAGACATTTATGAAAGAAACCTATAAAAAGTCTGAAACTGAACCCACACCTCCAGACAGTCCAAATTCTCAAATATCCAAAAAGAAATCGCAAAAAAACAAAAAGAAAAAATCCAAAGAAAAGGAAGAGGCAAAAGACGAGGAACCTTCTAATGTGGAAGAAAAATACTCTGAATTTGTCAAATTACGCGAAGAGTTGTCTAGTCAATTAAAAAAGACACCCAATAACAAAATCTTACAAAACGCAATCAAAGAATGCCGAAAATCCATATCCGATTTAGTCAAAAAAGAAAGAAGCAAAAACACAGAAAAATACTATAAATTAGTCCATGAAGAACCACAAAATAAGAAAAATACCAACGAAATCTCGTATTTTAAAAAGAAACTGTCCCATAAAGAACAAATGAGAGTTATGAAAGATTTGAAAGAAATCAACTCGTTTACCAATATGGACAAACCTTATAGGTTATCGTTATTGGAATCCAATATTCCACCTAAATTCAAAGCCATTGCTCTACAAAAACTCAATGTATTGAAATCCATGCAACCCAACGATTCGGAATACTATAAATTGAAAACATGGGTGGATGGGTTTATGCGTGTTCCATACGGTATTTATAACAATTTAACCGTAACATTAGATGATGGTATAGACAAATGCCATACATTTATTGAAAACGCGAAAAACACACTAGACAGTTGTACGTATGGGTTAAACGACGCGAAAATGCAAATCTTACAAATGGTTGGCCAATGGATATCCAATCCTGGGGCAATGGGCACGGCCATTGCCATTAAAGGCCCTCCTGGTACTGGAAAAACGACATTGGTCAAAGAAGGAATCAGTAAGATATTAGGCCGAGAGTTTGCATTTATTGCATTGGGTGGTACAAGTGATGCCAGCTTTTTAGAAGGCCATTCTTATACATACGAAGGCAGTACATGGGGTAAAATAGTATCTATATTGCAAGATTGTCGTTGCATGAATCCGGTGATTTATTTTGACGAATTGGATAAAATCAGTGAAACGCCTAAAGGAGAAGAAATCGCCAGTATATTGACTCATTTGACGGATACGACACAAAACAATCAATTTCACGACAAATATTTCTGCGAAGTGGATTTTGATTTAAGCAAATGTTTGTTTATATTTTCCTATAATGATGAATCAAAAGTGAATCCTATATTGAAAGACCGTATGTATAGTATTCAAACGAAGGGTTATGAAGCGAAAGAGAAGATAATTATTGCACGTAAGCATTTATTGCCTAAAATACGTGAACAAGTGAATTTCAAAGAAGAAGATATTGTCATACCAGACACTACATTAGACTATATAATTAGTCATCCTGATTTTTGTAAAGCAGAGCAAGGTGTGCGTAATTTGAAACGTTGTTTAGAGATTATTTATACGAAACTGAATTTATTTCGTCTAGTGAAGACGGAAGCCAAAATATTTGATAAGTCTATGGATATTGAAGTGAAATTTCCATTTACTGTGGAAAAGAAACATGTGGATATATTGGTAAAACGCGATGACCCAACGAATCAAAGCATGTTAGCTATGTACATTTAGGGGTAGGGGAACCAAGGTTCCCCTATAACCCCTCCTTTTAGAG